GCGACGTGGCGAAGGCCGTGGGGCTCATCGCGCTCACGGCGGCGCTCGCGATCGTGTTCGTCGCGCTGATGTTCACGTTCTGAAACAAGGTCAACAGTCATGCCCAATCGCGCTCAGCGTCAGGCGGATCTCTATCCCGCGCTCGATGAGTCCTACATCGACTTCATGAGCCGCTGCGGCAGCGAGATCGGCGATCAGGACGTGTGCCAACTGATCTGGGATGACGCCTGGGACAAGGGCGCGCCGTCTTCGACGACGAAGGACGTCGTCTATAAAACCCACGCCGCCAAGGTCAACGGCCAGGAGTTCGTGCTGTCGGACGAAACACCCGACCGCATGGACGACGTGATCATGTCGGATGCCTGGGATCTGGCGTCGTTCCAGAAAAACCCGATCGCGCTGTTCAATCACAACAGCAACGCGCCGATCGGCAAGTGGGCGAACGTCCGCGTCGTCGACAAGCAACTGCGCGGCCATCTCGAGCTCGCGCCGGCCGGCACCAGCGATCGCATCGATGAGATTCGCAAGCTGATCGACGCCGGCATCCTGCGCGCAGTCAGCGTCGGCTTCCGCCCGAAGGAATCCAAGCCGCGGCCGGAATCCGATTACGGCTACTTCTTCACCAAGGCCGAATTGGTCGAGACCAGTCTGGTCTCGGTGCCAGCGAACCCGAACGCCTTGGCCATCGCCAAGTCGCTCAAGATTTCACCCGTGACCATCGATCTCGTGTTCGCCGGGAAAGGCAAAGAACGTGGGATCAGACGGCGCGGGTTCACCGGCGGGCAAGCCGACACACCGCGAATAATTGGAAAGGGCGCGACCATGTCGCTCGCTCAAAAGATCAAAGAAAGAGAAGCCTCGATCCTCGACAAGACCGGCAATCTCGATGCGCTGCACGACGCTGTCGGCGACGGCGACTATCCGAATGATTTGCTCGAGACGGTGAAAAAGGCAAACGCCGAGATTGCGCACGACCGGGAAATCCTGGCGACGTTGCGCGACAGCGAGCGCAATCTTGCCGTGAACAGTGACGATGGCGGCCGAGTGCCTGCGGTGATCAAACAAGGCAACGGACCGTTTAGCCCGTCGCAACTGCAACGGCCGTTCGGCGTCGAACGCAAAAAGCTCGATCCGATCGATCTGCTTTGCCGCTCGGCCGCCTTGCGATTGCTGGCACATCACGAGCACAAGTCGGCGATGGAGGTCACGCGCGCCCTCTATGGCAACGACGAGCCGCTAGCGGCGGTGGTCGATTGGCAGACCAGGGCGGCCTCGGCCGCAGCCATGACCACGGTGACCGGATGGGCGAAGGAGCTGGCGCAACAGACCGTCGTCGACTTCATGGAAATCCTGAAGGCGGCCTCGATATTCGGGCCGCTGTCGAGCATGGGCCTGGCGCTCGGGTTTGGCCGCAACGCCAAAATCCTCATCCCGACACGGTCGCGGACACCGACCATCGCCGGCTCGTTCGTCGGGGAAGGGTTGCCGATTCCCGTTCGCCAGGGTGCGTTCACGTCGCTTCCACTGACGCCCATGAAAATGGCGGTCATCACGACCTGGACGCGCGAGCTCGACGAGCATTCGATCCCGGCGATCGAGGGGCTGTTGCGTGATGCCGTCGTCTACGACACCTCGGTTGCGATCGACGCCATCCTGCTCGACGCCAACGCGGCGACGACGATTCGGCCCGCCGGCATCCTCAACGGCGTGTCTGGCCTGACCCCGACCGCCGGTGGCGGCTTTGCCGCGCTCACCGGCGACGTCAAGCAACTGTCGGGGGCGCTGCTCACCGGCACGCTCGGCAACGTGCGCAAGCCGGTCTGGCTGATGAACCCGCAACAGGTCAACAGCGCGGGCTTTGCCATCGCCACTGGCGCGGGCGTGTTCCCGTTCCGCGACGAGATCAGCCAGGGCCGCCTCGGCGGCTGGCCGATCATCCAGAGCGGCACGGTGCCGGCGGGAACTGTCATCGTGATCGACGCCGCGGACTTCGTCAGCGTGACGGGAGATGGGCCGCGGTTCGAGATCAGCGATCAAGCAACCCTACACATGGAGGACACGGCGCCGACCGATATCTCGACGTCGGGCACCGCGGTCGCATTCCCGGCCAAGAGCATGTTCCAGACCGACATGCTGGCCCTGCGGATGATCATGCCGCTCACCTGGGGAATCCGCCGCACTGGGACGGTCGCTTGGGTGGCTGGAGTCACTTGGTAAGGCCAAAGAACTCAACAGGAGCAAACACAATGAGCGACAGCGAACAGACGACAGCCGCGAAAAAGCGGCTCGCCGACGAGCGCGCGGCACGCGACAAGGCAAACGAGGCGCAGGCCAAGACGGCGGCTGGAATCAAACCCACGCCGACGCAGGAAGAGAATGACCTCGCCGCCTCGGGTGTCCACCTCATGGAGCACGAGCACGACGGCAGCCCTGAGGTGGAGCCGCAGACCAAGCAGGCCGAGGCCGGCGGGCGCGGCAGCTATAAGACCAGGACCGCGACGCCGTCAACATGACCGTCCGCGGTTTTCTTACACGAGTCGCCGCCCAGCTTGTCGGCAAGGGCGAAGGCCAATATCGGCCAGGCCCTTACTATTTGCCGGTCACCGGCGGGTGGTTGCCCGCCGGTGTGGCCGACAACTGGTGGCAGCAGGGCTATACGCCGGCCAGCCTCGGCAGCCAGTCGGCCATGGTCGAGGCTTGCGTCTCGGCCTATGCGCAGACCGTCGCCATGTGTCCTGGCGATCATTGGCGGCTCAACGACAAAGGCGGGCGCGAGCGCGTCAAGACCTCGGCGCTCTCGCGCCTGCTGCGCCATCCCAACGACTACCAGTCGATCTCGGACTTTCTGCTGAACGTGACGCGCTCGCTCTACCTCGAGGGCAACGCCTATGCGCTCGGGTTGCGCAACGACCGATTCGAGATCGACGAACTGCATCTGATGGACCCGCTGCAGTCCCATCCGCGGCTCGCCGCCAACGGCGACATTTTTTACCAGTTGCACGGCAATCAGGTGATCGAGAAACGGCTCGGCGCCGAGCCGTTGATCGTGCCGCAACGCGACGTCTTGCACGTCCGGCTGCATACAGTGCGGCATCGCTGGCCGGTGCCGCTGGTCGGTGAGAGTCCGCTCGTCGCGGCCCAGGGCGACATCGGTATCAACGCCGCGATCGAGCGGCAGCAGTTGGGGTACTACCTCAACGAGGCACGGCCGTCGGCGGTGCTCTCGACCGACCTGAAGCTCAAGCAGGAAGAGGTCCAGCAGCTGCGCGACCGCTGGAACGATCAAACCAAGGGCTTGCACCAGGGCGGCACGCCGATCCTGACGGCCGGTCTCAAGGTGATGCCGTGGGCGCAGAGCGGCAAGGACGCTTCCACCGTTGAGATGAAGAAACTATCGAACGAGCAGATTGCGCTGGCGTTCCGCATCCCGCTGCAGATCCTCGGCATCGGCGGCACCGCGTACAGCTCGACCGAATTGCTGATGCAGAGCTGGGTCGCGAGCGG